ATACAATGGATCCAAATGGTTAGAGGTTGGTAGAAATCAAGCTTTAACATTATCGTAGGAGAATTATGTACGCATTAATAGAATCAGGATCTATTACAAAAATATTTACTAATCCTAAAGGATTTGTATTAAATAATAATCAATATCCAGCTGATATATTTAGTAAATGGACTAAAAATGAAAAAGAAGCTATAGGTATTTATGAAGTTGAGACTGATAGTACAAATTTTAAAGATAGTAAATGGTATAATAATACTAATGAATCTTTTACATTTGCAAGTGGTAAAGTAACTAGATCATGGGGCACAGCTACAGCTAAAAAACATGCAGATACTTTATGGACAGAAGAAGATAAAACAGATGGTCGAATACCAGAAGGTGAAGATGTAGGTGATGTTGCAACAAGAGGATTAAAATATAATTTAATTCAAGAAGTTAAAAAACAAGCTGCAGTAATACTTGCAGATACAGATTGGTATATAGTTAGAAAAGCAGATGCGGGTACAGCAGTACCATCATCTATTACAACCCATAGAGCAGCAGTAAGAACTAAAGCAGCAGAGATGGAAACAGCAATAACTAATGCTTCAGACACACCAGCTCTTAAAACTTTATATACTTATACAGAACAAGAGGATGGATCTGTGACAAGACCATTAGGTGAGTTGCCAAGATTGGAGTCGTAATGCCAATCAATAGTTTTCTTTATCCAGGTGCTAAATTTACACCACCTTATAATGTAGATAACTCGTGTAGGTTTAATGAAAATGAATATCTAGTAAGAGATAAAACAACAGCAACAAATGTAGAAGATTTTACAATTTCAGTTTGGGTAAAAAGATCAGTAATAGCAGATAAAAGCTGTATAATTTCTTCTTGGGGTGGAGACAGTAATAATACAGGTTCAATTTATTTTACTGATGGAGATAAATTAACATTTGAAGCACAAACAAGTAGTTCATATTCAGCCAATGGTGGAGTAAGAAAAATAACAACTCAAGTTTTTAGAGATGTTAGTTCTTGGTCACATTTAGTTTTTCAAAAAGATGATGGCGTATATAAAATTTATCATAATGGCACAGAAATAACTGATTTTGATACTAATACTCAAAGTTCTGGTACAAATGTATTTAATAATGCTTCAGGAAATACTACTATTGGATTAGAAAATTTAGCATCAGCTGGTGATCCATTTAAAGGTTACATTACAGAAGCTGTTTTAATAGATGGTCAAGCATTAGCACCAACATCATTTGGAGAATTTAATTCTGACAGTCCAACAATATGGCAACCTAAAAATGTATCAGGATTAACTTTTGGCAACAATGGATTTTATTTAGACTTTGAAGATAGTAGTAATCTTGGTAATGACGCAAGTGGTGGAACAGATTTTACATCAAATAACCTAGCCGCAACAGATCAATCCACTGATACTTGCACTAATAATTTTGCAACATTAAATCCTTTAGCTTTAAACAATAACACTTCGCAAAATCATGGAGCTTTTTCAGAAGGAAATCTTAAAATTGTTGGTAATAGTGCTAGTAACAACGCTAATGCTTATTCAACAATAGGATTTACAAAAGGTAAATGGTACATGGAAGCAAAAGTTTTAGGAACTTCTACTCATTACCCTAATTTAGGAATTGTACCATTAAGAACATTTCAAAGATTAGGTTCTCAAAGTGGACAAGTTGGTTCAGATGTAGATTCTTTTGCTTATTTAGCAACAGGAAATAAAGAAAATAATGGGACTAGTTCTTATGGGGATAGTTTTACAACAAATGATATTATAGGTATAGCTGCAGATTTAGATAATGGTGCTATTTATTTTTCTAAAAATGGTACTTTTCAAGCTAGTGGAGATCCAACATCAGGTTCAAGTAAAACAAACGCAGCTTTTGGTTTTACAGTTCTTGATGAAGAATATTTTTTTGGATTTGCAGTTTATCAAAGTGCAAGTGGTATAGAATGTAATTTTGGTTCTTCACCTTATAGTATCTCATCAGGAAATGCAGATGCTAATGGCTATGGAAACTTTGAATATTCTGTACCATCAGGATATTATGCACTTAACACAAAAAATTTAGCGGAGTTTGGATAATGGCTTATACAACAATAGATAACCCAGAACTTTTTTTTCAAACATTATTACATGTTGGAAATAACACATCATTTACTTTTGCTGGATCAGAAAATATGCAACCTGATTTAATATGGAATAAAAATCGTGATAGCTCTGGTTATGACCATCACGCAATTGATAGCGTTAGGGGTGTTAGTAAATTAATAAGAGTAAGTAATAATATTGCTGAGTTTACGTCATCAGATAGTATCACTGCCATAGGGTCTGATGGATTTACAGTAGGTGCAGATAGTAATGGATATGTTTCATCAGGAACTGATAAACAAGTTAGTTGGTGCTGGAAAGGTGGAACAACATCTATTCCCTCAGGTAGTACATCTGACCCAAGCGGAGTAAGTTATAATGCAACTTCAGGATTTGGAATTTATAAAATAACAGCACCAGGAAGTGGAAATTATGTTTTAAAACATGGTTTAGGTACAACACCTAATTTTATTTGGGTTAAAGATCTAGATGCCACTCAAAAGCACATGATATGGGTTGATCAGTTTTCTAATCTTACAGATGATTATTTACAATTAAACTCTGATGCAGCTAAAGCAACTTACTCTACTTGTTGGGGAACAATGAATACAACAGATGCTACAATAGCAACAGGCGGTACTTTAGATGTAAATAACGATCATATTATTTATGTATTTAGTAATCGCCAAGGTTTTAGCAAAATTGGAAGCTACAAAGGAAATGGAAATGCAGATGGCCCATTTGTTTATACATCATTTAAACCAGCATTTGTTATAGCTAAATTATCATCTGATTCAGGTAATAGTTGGAATATATTTGATAATAAAAGAGAAGGTTATAACCCAGATAATGACCCTTTATTTGCTGATGTTAATGGTGCTGAAACAACAACAGATTATTTAGATTTTTTAAGTAATGGTTTTAAAATTAGAAGAAACTCAAGTGATATAAATTCATCAGGTGAAACATATATCTTCATGGCATTTGCAGAATCACCTTTCGTAAATTCCAATGGTGTACCCAACAACGCAAAATAAAATTAATTAAGGAGAATAAATGGCATATATAGGAAAACAACCAGTAGTCGGAAACTTTCAAGTTTGTGATGCTATATCCGTAGTGAACGGACAGGCAGCATATACTATGCAAGTTGGATCTGCTAATGTGGAGCCAGAGAACGCTAATCACATGCTGGTTAGTTTAAATGGTGTCTTACAAAAACCAGGTAGTTCTTTTACTATCTCAGGTGCAACAATTACTTTTGCTAGTAACTTAGCAACAGGTGATGTAATTGATTTTATAATTTTATTAGGTGATACTTTAAATGTAGGCACACCCTCAGATGATTCTGTAGGTGCTGCACAGATTAAAAATGATTTAATATCAGGAACAACTGCATTAGCTAGCACTCCTGATGATACAGATGAATTTTTAATATCAGACGCTGGAACATTAAAAAGAATAGATTATAGTTTAATAAAATCTACACCAGGTCTTGCTTTAATATCAACAACAACAGTATCAAGTGGTGTTTCAGAAGTAGATATAACTTCAGGTATAGATAGTACATATAAAAATTATAAATTAATTGTAAATGATTTACACCCAGCAACAGATGCAAGCACTGTAAGAGTATTATTTTTTTCTAGTGATGGCTCTCCTGATACAGGTTCAGTATATAAATATGGAGTTTATGGTGGTCAAGATAACTCAGATAGTGTTAATTTAATAACAGAAACTGGTTCTGATTTTAGAATATTAGCAAATGAAATGGGTGGTGGGGAAACTTATGAATCAGCAAGTTTTATATTAGATATATTTAATCCATCAGGAACAACTTTTCATAAAAATATAAAAAGTAATTTTAATGCTAATCAACAAGCTGGTGCATTATCTACTTATTTTGGTGGCTGTCTTTACCAAAGAACTTCAGCTATAACAGGTATAAGAGTTAAAATGGCTTCAGGAAATATTGATAGTGGCACTTTTAAATTATATGGCATAAGCTAGGAGTAACACATGTCACTCAAGTTTGCTAACAACAACTCCCTATCAGCTATAACAGCTTTACCAGCTGCTGTAAGTGGGGGATCATTAAATTTAATTTCTACGCAGACTGCATCAAGTAGTTCTACAATTTCTTTTACAAGTGGAATTGATAGTACCTATGATGAGTATGTGTTTAAATTTATTAATATTCATCCAGCTACTGATAATGTTACTTTTCAATTTCAAGCAGATACAGGAACTAATACTAACTATAATCAAACAATAACAAGCACAGTTTTTAGAGCTTTACATACAGAAGATGCTTCAAGTGCAACTTTAGATTATCAAACAGGAATAGATCAAGCACAAGGAACTGGATTTCAAACTCTTGCTGGTAATATTGGAAATGACAATGATCAAAATGAATGTGGTACACTTACTTTATATCAACCAAGTTCTTCAACATTCGTCAAACATTTTTTAGCTGAAATGAATGATTCAGTTTATTCTGATGGACTTGCTCATATTTTTATTGCTGGTTATTTTAACACTACAACAGCACTTACAAGAGTTCAGTTTAAAATGAGTTCAGGAAACATAGATTCAGGAACAATAAAAATGTATGGAGTTTCATAGTGTCTTTAGTTAAATACAACAACAATTCTATAAGTGCTGTTACAGCAGTAGCTGGTTTAACTTCTGGTGCTATGACTTTAATTAAAGAACAAACAATATCTTCTGGAACTGGAACTGTTAGTTTTATTCATGGAAGCTCAGATGTAGTTTTTGATAGTACATATCCTATTTATATGTTTAAATATATAAATACGCATCCTGATACAGCAGATAGAGAATTAGTATTTCAAGGAACAACAGATGGTAGTAACTTTAATGTTACAATGACATCAACATATTTTTATGCTTATCACTCAGAAGCTGGAAGTTCAGGTTTTGCTTATGATACAGCTAGAGATCAAGCTCAAGGAACTGGATTTCAAAGACTAACACTTCCAGTAAAAACAGATAGTGATAGCAGTGTTTCTGGAGAAATGTTTTTATATGCACCATCGTCAACAACTTTTGCAAAACATTTTTTATCTAGAAGTTCTAGCTATAGTCAAGATAGTATGGCTCAAGATGTCTATGTTGCAGGTTATTTTAATACCACAAGTGCAATTACAGGAATACAATTTAAACAAAGAACTGGTAATTTAGATAGTGGCACAATAAAACTCTATGGAATTAAGGATAGTTAATGAGCATAGTTAAATTAAATAATAGAGGTGTAAAAAACGCAACTGCTTTTGGTACTATAACTGGATTAGGTAGTATAACATTTTTATCTAAACAAACAGCATCAAGTTCTTCTACAATTAGCTTTACTTCAGGAATTGACAGTACATATAAAGAATACTTATTTACTTTTAAAGACATACATCCAGAAACAGATAATGCAACTTCTAGTAATTATTTTGAAGTTAATTTTAGAGATGGTTCAACAGATTATGATGCTACAAAAACTACAACTGTTTTTAGATCATATCATTTTGAAGATGATAGTACTCAGGCAATAGCTTATGAGACATCTCATGATTTAGCACAAAGTACAAGTTTTCAAAAAATAGCACAAGGTATAAGTGCAGATAATGACCATTCTGTAGTAGGAACTTTACATTTATTTAATCCAAGTAGCACAACTTTTGTAAAACATTTTTTATGTGAAACCACTAATGCACATTCCACTAATGCAAGTTATAGATGGAATGTAGCTGGATATTGTAATACTACAACTGCTATCGATGGTATTCAATTTAAAATGACTACAGGTAATATAGATGCTGGAGATATTTGCTTATACGGAATTAATTAATAATAACAAGGAGAAACAATGCCAAGATATAAATTAGTAAACGGGGAAAGAATACAGTTTACAGCTGAAGAAGAAACAGCTAGAGATGCTGAAGAAGCTGCTTGGGAAGCTGGTGCTTTAGGAAGAGCACAAGCTGATCTTAGATCTAAAAGAAATAATCTTTTAGCTGAAACTGACTTTTATGCTTTATCTGATGTTACTATGTCAGATGACATGAAAACATATAGACAGGACTTAAGAGATTTACCTGAGGGTAAAGACACTATTGCTAAATGCCAAAACGCTGTATTCCCAACTAAACCATAATGGCTCGTGTTAATTTTAAAAATTTTACACCTAGACCTAAACCAAGAAAAAGACCAAGAAGACATAAAAAAAATTTAAACAAACAAGAAAAAAGAATGCAAAAAAAATATAATAGACAGGGGAGATAATGGCAACACCGAGTAACATACAACTACAGAAAGGTGCAATAACACCTGCTCAAACAGAACAGACAGGGACTAAATCTGCTGTAAGTTTGATCGATAGTTTATTAACACAACCTAGTTTACCTCAAGGCACTAGTATATCACCACAGGCACAAAATGTGCAGACTAATGAATTATTAGCTACACCAGGTGTAACAGGAACTTTAAGTGCACAAGCTGCACAAGCAACAGCACCAACAGCTGCAATGGGAACAGCTGCAACAAGTCAACAAGTTGGGGCAGTAACACCACAAACAGCATCACAGTTTACAGCTGCAACTATTGGTACAGCACCTACTATGACTGCAGCACAGGGAACAGTTACAAATCCTATGATTGCTGCACAACAATCATTAGCTAATATAGATTCAAGAGCTACGGTACAAGGCCAGTTAGAAAATATCTCTCAAGACATTCAAACATCTCTATCACAGGGTACGCCATTACCTGCATTTGCTAGAGGTGCTGCTGAAGCTGCCAAAGCTACTATGCAATCTAGAGGACTAGGTGCTTCTACAATGTTAGCTGAAGCACTGGCTGAAGGTATATTAAAATCATCTATACCTATAGCACAACAAGATGCAGATACTTACAAACAAGTTATATTTCAAAACTTAGCAAATAACCAACAAGCTGCTGTAATAAATGCACAAGCATATCTACAAATGGATATGACTAATTTATCTAATCAGCAACAATCTAATTTACAAAATTTACAAGCAAGACAACAAACTTTATTAACTGATAATGCTGCTAGAAATGCTGCACTACAATTTAATGCTACTAGTCAAAATCAAGTTAATCAATTTTATGACACTCTTAGCACTAATATACAAACTCAAAATGCACAAAGAGCAGATGCTATTGGTCAGTTTAATTTAGCAGAAGAAAATAAAGTAAGAGCATTAAATGCAAAAAATGCTACAGCAGTAGCTGATGCAAATGCACAGAGAGAAACTGCTATTGCACAATACAATAAAACTCTATCAGATGCAAGAGAAAGATTTAATGTAGAGAATCAAAGAATTATAGATCAATCCAATGCAACTTGGAGAAGATCAATTAACACTGCAAATACACAAGCAGTCAATGCAGCTAATGAAGCTAACGCTGCAAACCTATTAAACCTATCTAACTTTGGAATGTCAGCACTATGGCAACAGTGGAGAGATGAGGCATCTTGGGTAAATACGGCTTCACAAAATGATTTAAATAGAAACCATAACTTAGCTATAGCAGCATTAGAAAGAACTACTGCATTTGATTTGCAGAATGAAGCACAGAAAGCTGCACTTTATGGATTACTAGGTCAGTTTGGTATGGAAATTTTTTCAGAATTTGGTAATTAGGAGATATAAATGAGTAAATCAAAAAAAATGAGTTTAACTACATTATTTAATAATGCTGCAATGAATAATTTAGGATTTGTTAATAATGCAGTTAATACAAACTTTGATGCAGGCAAAGTTATTGAAAAAGTAACTGGGTATCCTGTAAAAAGTGATAAAGATAGACGGGCAGAATATAGACAGAAACAATATGCAAATTATTTACAAACTATTGATAGATTAAATATGTCTAAAAAATCATTGCCAGGAAGAGTTAGGAGTGGATTATTTACAAGAACAGAATCACCTGTAGGTAAAATTGCAAGAGTTGGATCAAATGTTGCAAATACAGCCACAACTTTAAATTCAATTTTATCTAAATATCAAGACAGATTTTTAAAACTAGCACAAGCTAAATACTATCAAAGAACTACTAAGGCATAATATGAAAAATAAAGATAACTTAACAGAAGTAGAATATAGCCCATTTGATACACCAATACCAGGTCAGTCACTAACTGATGAGCCAGGTAATTATCCTTGGGAACATCCACCACAATACTCAGATGTAGATGAGGTATTAGATAGAATGTATGATACATTAACTAAACCTACAGTTGCAACACAATTAATAGCTATGCTAGACGCAGGTGTACCTGTTGAAGCAGTTGTTAGAGTAATTACATTTGGTGGTTTTATGGAAGGTAAATTTAATCCAGATGTAGGTTTTACAATTATAGAACCTTTAATGAATTTAGTATCTGCAATAGGTATTAGAGCTGGAGTTACAAATTTAAGATTATCTTTAGAAGATTTAGGTAGTGATGACTTTATTAAAGACATGGCTGATCTACAATCTGCTAGTGAAGAAATAAAACAAATCAGTAAAGATGTTGCTGATACAGCACCTAGTGAAGAAAAACCACAAGGTTTATTAGCAAGACCAGAGGAGGAAACTACAGATGGCAATTAATCCATTACTTCCAATTTTAATTGGTGCAATGCAAACTAGAAATGTAATTAAAGATCAGAATGAAGCTGAGTATGATGAGGTTACTGGTGCATTTATAGACGCAGCAGCTGCAGAATTTTTTGCAGATAAAGCAAATCAAAAGAAAAGAATTGAAAAAAATGAACAACTTTATAAAGCAACTGAAAGTAATTTTGGGACAAACGTTGCAGAGTTTGCTGCTAAAAATAATTTATTTGTAGGTTATGATACACCTGCTAAGTTTGTAGCAGATATAAGAGCAGGTCAAATTATACCTTTAAAATTTAGAAAAGATTTAGAAAATGAAAAATTCTTTAAATCTCAAGGATTTAAAACTACATTTGCACAAGATACAAATTTAGCTAAAAAACAATTAGAAGATAAAACTGTATTTGCAGTTAACAATTTAAATAAAGGTGCGGTATCTAATCTAGCAGATTTATATTTAACAGATGCAAAAGGAACTACAACAGAAAAACCATCTAAACTTAAATCATTTTTATTTGGTCAGAAAATACCTGATATAACTGCAGCAGCAGCTGGATTTGAAAAAGGTCTAGAAGATACAGCAGAAAAAACTGAACAAAAAATTAGTGAAAGATCAATAGATGAATCCCAAATGCTTGCAAAAGATTTTGAAACATCGGCAAGTATAGATACAAATGTTATTCAAAAAATGGGATATAATGAACCTGTAAATATTGGTACAAGTTCTGCTGTTGATAGAGCCATACAGAGTGAATATAATTTAAGTAGTATTCAAATGAGAGGTGATCAATTAATTTTCCCAACAGCTTATGCAACTAGAATTAGTGCTGTAAAATCAATTGCTCCTAGTTTAGCACTTTCAGGTGCTTATGGTAATCCTGGTGATATTGATACAGGTACTTTGATAAGTGCGGCTATAAGAGATACTGAAGCAGAATTGTTTAAAATTCAAAATGCTTTTGTTGGTTATAAATTAGGGTCAGATTTTACAAAACCTGTAAATGCAACTGCCATAGCTCCAGATGCTAATTTAGGTAAAAACTTTACAACAGTATTTCAAGCGTATCACACACCAAAAGTAGAAGGTGATTTATTTAAACCAGAGGATTTATCTGTAAAAGCTGTAGGGACAGGAGATAATAGATTATTAATGTCAAATGCAGCATATACTGCGATGGAAAATTATATAAAAACATTACCCACAATAGAAATGAGAGAAATGTTTATAGAGCATTTACCATCTAATTTTGTAGTTGCTGTTGATCAAGGTAAAGGAAATCAAAATCCAGTTATAAATACAAAAGTATTTTTGTTTAGATCATTTGGAATTTTTAGACCATACGAACAATAAAGGTAATAATTTATGATATCTAATGGGGATGTTGTTATAAATAAAACCTCAGTAAAAAATCAAGTTGCAAAATTTGATGAAGAGCAATTTAAAAAAAATAAACAATTTTTTTTAAATGAGGTAGAGCAAGATCCAGATAATATTCCTACGGGAGTAGAGGCAATAATTGCTATGGATAGAAATAGTGATGGTTCTGTTAAATGGACATTTGATAATATATATCAAAATAAAGATTTAGCAGCAGTTGCTAAAGATTATTATGGAAATAAAACTGGAAAAACTTATACTGATAGGGAAGCAATTGATAAATTTATAAGTGATAGAACTTGGAAACAATCAAATACTTTTTCAATAGGAAAAGAATATAAGTATATAACTGGTAATGCAGGTGCTGATCAAAAAGCAAGATTAGCATATTTAACAAGAACATGGGCTGATCTACCTAATTTTTATGAAGAGGGTGGTAGAGGTTTTATTAGTGGATTAGCAAAAAATTTAGGAGTTGCTTTACTTGACCCTTTAAATATTATAGGTGGTGGTATAGGTGGACTAGTAGGTAAAGGTGTTGTTAAAAAAGCTGCAGGAACAGCTATAGCTCAGGCCACTAAAAAACAAACTGGGAAAAAAGTTTTAGAAAAAGCCACAAAGGATATTGTTGCAGATCCTGAAACTTTAGCAGATGTTTCAGCAAAAGCGTCTACAAATAAAATATTAGCAACTGCAACAACCGTAGGTGCTGTTGATGCTATAGGATTAGGAGTAGCAGATATTGCTGCACAAACCACTGAAAAAGAAATAGGATTAAGAGAAAAATTAGATTTTAAAAGAACGGGATTAGTTTCTATTGGTGCATTTGGTACAAGTTTTTTAACAACTGCAGGACTAGCAGCAGGAACACGGGCTCTTAGAAATGCAGGTGCTAAACAAGAAGCAACTAATTTAAAACCTTTAATTGAAGAGGGTGCTGAATTAACTGATGAAGCATTAAGTTCTAAAACTGGTATAAAAGATGCAATAGGTAGAAATATTGCAGACCAGTATGACTTTGTAAAAATATTACAAAAAAATATTTTAGGTGTAGAGGGATCAGCAGCAGGTTTAAGAGCTGCTATTGAAAGTAAAAAATTTAATGTTGACCCAGTTCTAATGCCATATTTTCAATTAAGAACTGCTGCAGCTGCATCTACAAGATCTCATGATTTTATTTTAAATGGTTTTTATATGCCACCAAGTAGAACTTCTGGAAGTGCTAGTTATATAAAAACTGCTAATAAAGGTTTAAATGAATTATTAAAACCTTTTGATAATATAAGTGAAGTAAATTCTTTTTTATTATACGCAATGGCTAAAAGACAATTTTCTTTAGTTAATAATAGTATACAATTAAAAAATTTACAAAAAGAATCTTTAGTTAAGTTAGGTAAAAAAGAAATAACTGTAACAGAACGTAAAAAAGTTATAGCTAAGAAAAAAGAAGATTTATATGCAGAGATGCCATTAACTAAACAGGAAATGGAAAAGATTATAGATTTTGCAGAGTTAAATGCTAGGGACTATAATATAAAATACAAAGAAAATTTAAAAAGAAAAGGTGATGTTTCATTATATAGAAAAGGATTAGAAGATCTAAAAGGTTTTACAGATGATGCATTAGAATATCAAGTACAATCTGGATTGTTAAGTAAAGAGGCAAAAGAAAAAATATTAAAAGTTAATCAATATTTTATTCCATTTACTAGAAAAGATCGTGGTGTAATTAAAAAAGCTATAGGTACTATAGGTGATCAAACTCAACGTATATTAAGAACTGCTAGACCAGGAGCTAAAAGATTAGCTAAAACAAAACAAGAGGGTGAAATAAATTTATATAATAATTTAGTTGATTATGTGTATAAAGCAGTTAATGCATCAGATAGAAATAGAGCAAAGATAGCTTTGTATGATATGATTGCACAAGGTAAAAAATTAAAACAACTTGCACCAGATGCAGTTGTAAAAAAAGCACAACCATTAATTAATTATGTAAGAGTTATTGGCTCATCTGTAGAAAAAAAATATAAAGATGCTGGATATAAAATATCTGCACCAGATAATGGACAATTACCTAATTTAGAAGTTGCAACATTTAGTGGAACATTTAGAGAAGGTGGAAAAAGTATAACAGATAAAAAGGGTGGTGCTTTATTTGATGTTGTATACAGAGATGGGAAAGGAGAAGTATTTGAAATTGTTAGCCCAGAATTGCAAGAAGCATTTGTATCTTTTGGATCAAGAGCCCCTGGTGTTATAGAATTAAATTGGTTTGTAAATGCAGTTTCTGGAGCATCATCTTGGTTAGCAAGAATATCCTCTAGAGCAATTACATATTCACCTCCGTTTGTTGCATTTAACGTAATTAGAGATACTTTAGCTGCAACAGTTAATTCTGTTTTTGGTATTGTGAATAGAAATGGTGTTGGATTTGTTCCTGGATTTACATCAGTTAAAGAATTAGTTGAATCATATAGACTTAATGATGAATATAGAAAAGCATTAATAAATGGTCTAGGTTATTCTAGCAGAGTTGATTCTGAAAAATTTGTAACCCAAAGTGTTAATGATATATTAAAATATGGAGCTGGTCCAGAAACTAAAGCGTATGCTGGAACTTTAAAAAAAATAGCAAATATAGCATTAGGAAAACCAATATGGAGACCTTATGCTGATTTTGTATCCCGTGTTGAATATGCAAGTAGAATGGGAGAATACAAATTAGCAAAAGCAGCTGGATTTAGTGAGGTGGCTTCATCATTTATGGGTAGAGAAGTTGCGACTGATTTTGGAATGAAAGGATCTAATGCAATATTAAATGTTTTAAGTAGAAATACAATGTTTTTAAATGCAGGTTTACAGGGTCTGTATAGAACAGGTAGATTATTTTTTGAAGGAACAGTAAAAGATCGTGCAAGAGTTGTTGCTACTATAGGTGCAACTATTGTAGCACCTGAAATCTATCTGTATTATGCTAATAAAGATTTAAGACAATATAAAGAATTAAATGAAAAAATTAAACAATTAAATTATTGCATACCTACATTTAAAGATAATGGTGATTTTGATGGTTTTATATTTATACCAAAACCATATGATTTAGGATTTTTTGCTAATGCTGCAGTTGCAATGATAAAAGGTGTAGAGCAAAAAGCAGTAGGACCAGCAGCACAATACTTTCTATCATCATTTTCTAATGTGCTTCCTGGAATGCCAGTTCCACAAATAGTACGACCACCTTTAGAATTATTATTTAATAAAAATTTTTACATGGGAAGTGCAGTATTAAGTGCATATGAAAAACCTCTAATATCAGAATTAGTTACTAGACCTAGCACAAGAGCTATTGCAGTTTCTCTTAATAATTTTTTAACTAATATGAGAGGAATTAAAGTAGATGTTACAAAAAAAGGTCAAAAATTTGAAGGTGACAAACAAAAAGAAGCTCCATTTAATTTAAATCCTGTTAAAATTGATTATTTAATTAGAGCTTATATGACTGGAATTTTATCTTATATTCCAGAAGTATTAAATGCAGCAGCTTTTGAGCCAGGTGGGCCATTTACAGAAATTTTTGGAAATGAAAAAGGTTTAAAAATTGATAAACCAACTCCAGCTGTTGATCAAATTGATATATTAAAACGTCCATGGTCAATAATTACAAGAAGATTTTTTGGTGCAGATGTAATTAGAAATTCTTCATTTCATCAAGAATGGTTTAGAATAGCAGAAAAAGCTAGAAAATTAGGTGTATTAGATTTATCAAATATTAATAATGCTAGAAAAAATAATTCAACTTTAATTAGTGTATTTGATAGAATACAAACAAAAATAGATAGTAATGATCCTTTAATGTCTAAAGAAGTTATTGTTTATACACAAGTATTAGGTGATACATTTAATAGTGTATTTGAAAAAATGCAAGAGTTTAGAGAATTAAGAAAAACTATAGAACTAAGTCCATCAATGGATCCTGACTTAAAAAGAAAAAGATTAGATCAATTATATAATGCAGAAAATATTATGTTAAAAGAGTATTTAGATGCAGTTGTAGATATGGACATAGATTATGTTTTAGAAGAAACAATGTTTGGAATTACAGTTCCAACATATACAGGTGACAAAGAAAAACCTAAAAAATCAAAATTAAAATTAGAAGATTTTGAATAATGGCTAAACAACCCAAAACAACTAGCGAACACTTGATATCCTTATATGGATATATCACAGGATTAAAGAGAGAGGTCTCTTCAATAAAAAATAATCATCTTAAACACTTACATCAAGATGTGGATAAGTTGCATGGAAAGGTAGATAAACTACTATATGCAATACTGGGCGGGCTAGGGGCGACAATACTAACACTAATAGGACTATTTTACTAATGGACAAAAGACAAAAAACTGATACAATAGTAATACATTGTACACAAACTCCATCAGATATGGAGGTTGATGTAGAGAAAGTTACGCAATGGCACAAAGATAGAGGCTTTGATACAATCGGGTATCACTACCTAATTAAACGAGATGGCACACTGCAAGTTGGAAGAGATGAAGATGTTACAGGTGCACATGCAGTGCAAGTTAATGGTACATCAATAGGTGTAGCATTAGTCGGAGGTGGCACACCAAGTATGGGTTGGGAAAATAATTTTACACCTGTACAGTTTGAAACATTAAAAAGTATATTATTAAAATTAAAAGATAAGTATAACGTAGAAAAAATAATAGGACACTATCAAGTTGATGATAAAAAAGAATGTCCATCATTTGATGTACCAGGATGGTTAGAAAAAAATGGCTTGGTTTAGTTTAGCAAAGCTAGCATTAAATGCTGGCACACACATTTATAAAAAACGTCAAGAAACAAAAATGGCTATGGCTGATGCACAACATATGCATGCTAAAAAAATGGCCGAGGGTCAAGAGGCTTACCAAGGTAAACTTTTAGAGGCCCGACAATCAGACTGGAAAGACGAGGCGGTCCTCATAATTCTCAGTTTGCCCGTGTTGGTGCTCGCTTGGGCAGTGATATCGGACGATCCAACTGCTATGGACAAAGTAAAATTGTTTTTTGAAATGTTCTCACAGCTTCCGAGCTGGTTCACTAATCTTTGGATCCTTGTCGTGGCGAGCATCTATGGTATAAAGGGTACACAGATCTTCCGTAACGGAAAAAAATAATGTCAGAAAATAGTTCTGAACTAATAAACGAATACAAAGAGCAAGTTCGTATATTAAAGCAAGAAGTAGCTGAACTGCAAGACGCAGGTAAGTCTAAAGATGCAGCTAATAAAAGATG